TTTGTACCCCATGTCGATGCATCAGTAGAGCTAACAATAGAGCTTGTTATATCAGAATCTCCTGCTGCTACATTTGATGCCATAGGATATGTTATACATCTAGCTCTCCATCTTCCCGCTATACTAAAGCCTTCTGTTCCATAATCTCTCCAGCCAGATAACTCTAAACCATTATCTAATTTTATTGGAAATACTTGTAAATAGGCACCCTCCATATAACATTTGATATTTTTATCATCTGCTTTATTAAAAGGATCGCTATTTGTATCGCTGTAATATAAACCATGCTCATTAGATTTTGACAAATGCGCTTCTT